TCCAGTAACTGACAAAGCTAATTGGATTACTTATAGACAAGCATTAAGAGATATTACTGAAGGATTAGATACAGTTGAAAAAGTTAATTCAACTACATTTCCAAAAAGACCATAAGTCTTTTTTTAACAAACAAACAAAAAAACTAACATGACAATAATATATATAATTATATCATTAATCATAGGTATCTACATTGGTTGGAAGTTTGAGCATGTAGTTAATGATATTATTGAGTCAATAAAAAAAAACTTGAATATTAAATAGTCTTACTTATATACGCTTCATTAACCAATGGAGAATATAATGTACAACTATTCAGATATTAAATCATATTGGAATAAATTTTTTAATGATTATTCAGAGGATGTTAAGTCTTTTTGGAATAATTATTTTGAAATTATATCCAAAATATATAAAAATAAATAAATTAGTTTTATAAAACAATTATTTATAAAAAATAATTTTATTTACTTATTATCCAATTATCCTTATCTCGCCATTGCCAAACCAACAATAGGAGTTAGCATGGCAAAAAAGAAAAATAAATCAGCAGAAGATATTATTTATGAGATTAAAGATCTCTTAGATGATCTTGAGCTAAAAATAAATCCTGATGAAGAACTAGATGAAAATGAAGATGAAGAAGATTTTGATCTAGATAAAGAAGAAGAAGACAAGGATTAATATTTAAAACATAGGTGGCAATACGCCACCTATGTTTACTTATCTACATATTAGTATAATTAATCTTAATGAAATTTTTGTTAGTATTTACAGTTTGTTCAATAGTAAATGGTAATTGTTTAGAAGTAATGAATACAGGTAAAAAATTTGATACATTTAGAGAATGCACCATAGCTGGTTATGATTTTATTGCAAAAGAAAATAAATTATTTTCAATAGATCAGTTTGATAAAATCAAACCATCTTTTCATTTTGATTGTATAGAAACATCAGAACAATCTATTAATTACAATCTATAATTGACTTTTGTATGCCACTATATATGGTATGCCAATGAAAAAGAAACGCAATGCTATGTCTAATACATCAGTTCGTTTGTCAGCACATGAAAAGTTATGTGCTGAAAGAATGGAACAGCTCATTAAATCCATTGATGAATTAAGAATTGATGTTAAAGATTTACGTGGTGATATGAATAAAGGTAAAGGTGTTATTTATTTTATTATATTTATAGGCACAATTGTTACTGCAATTGCAAGTTTCTTTCAATTCAAAAACTAAAAACTAAAATACAATACTGATGAAGAAATCAGATAAGGGTTTAGTTAGTGAAGCATTAGCACAAGCTCACTTTGCTAAAGATCCTAATCTTATTGTATTTACAGCATTAGGTGGTGTTGGTCCAATAGATCTTGTTGTTTATAATATTAAAAAAAAACAATATACTAATTATGATGTTAAGTCTGTATCATATAGAAAATCAAATACTAAATATGCACATAAAAAAAAGGATAGAATAAATAGATCTCCATCTAAATTACAACAAACATTAAATGTTAAGATTGTCTATGTTTATGAAGATGGTAAGATAATTGTTAAATAAAATGTACGAAAATCTTAAAAATAGAATTAAAAAACACGAAGGATTTTTAGATAAAGTTTATTTAGACTCATTAGGTAAAGCTACCATTGGCTATGGTCATTTAATTACAGAAGAAGATGATTTTGTTGAAGGTGTTATTTATGACAAAGATATATTTGAAAAATTGTTTGAAAAAGATTTTAACAATGCTGTGCAAGGTGCAGAAGAATTACTGAAAGGTTATACTGTAGCATTGCTTGTTAAAGAAATAATTATTGAAATGGTATTTCAATTAGGTAAAACTGGTGTTTCTAAATTTAAAAAAATGTTTGAAGCATTAAAAGAATATGATTATACAAGAGCAGCTAAAGAAATGTTAAACTCTGCTTGGTATAGACAAACACCTAGCAGGTGTGAAGAGTTGGCTAAATTAATGATAAAATGTGTTTAATATGTGGTGGAATATAATACCAACTTTATTTAAAACTGGTGCTGAGATTTATAAAAATCATAAGCAATCAGAATTATTAGAAAGTGAAGCCGAACGAAGATATTATGAAAGAATGGCTAAAGGAGAAATAGAATATCAAAGAGATGTATATGTAGACCAACAAGCTGGGTGGAAAGATGAGCTAGTCTTGATAGTCGTTTGTATACCTATAATTATTTTATCCTACGCTATTTTTACTGATGACCCATTAATTAAAAGTAAACTCGATTTATTCTTTGATTACTTTGGTAAATTTCCTACATGGTATCAATGGTTAATCATTGGTATCTTTGGTGCAATTTATGGGCTTAAGCCAACTTTAGATATATTTTCCAAGAAGTAAAAAAATAATCACCATCTCTCTCTAGAGAGGTGACCTAATGAAAATTCAAAAAGATTGCCTGATACGTCAGATAACTCTCTGAATAGGAAAGTACATTAGCTGAAAACAATAAAAACAAACCAACAATAAAAAGGAGACATATAAAATGTCAAACGCAACGCCATCACGTCTGGGTCAGATAAACTCAGCAGGTGATGCAAATGCTCTCTTTCTTAAAGTATTTTCTGGTGAAGTTTTATCAGCTTTTGAACGTGAAAATTTAATGCTGAATATGACTACAGTTAGAAATATTACTAACGGAAAGTCAGCACAGTTTCCTGTAACAGGAACAATAGCTTCTTCTTATCATACTGTAGGTAACGAGATACTTGGTTCTTCAGTAAATAAGAATGAGAAAATAATAAACATTGATGATATGCTTTTAGCTTCAGCTTTCATTGGTGAAATTGATGAGCTAAAAAACCACTACGATGTACGTTCAATATACAGTCGTGAAATGGGTCAAGCACTTGCCAAAGTTTTAGATAAAAATCTATTAAACCTTGTAGTTATTGGTGCAAGAACAACTACTGCGAACGTAACTGGCGGAAATGCTGGTACGAAAATTGTAGATGCCGATGCAGACAGTAATGCTACTTCATTAAAAGATAGTATTTTCAAAGCAATACAAAATCTTGATGAAAAAGACGTACCATCTTCTGACAGATACATTGTAGTAAAACCAGACCAATATTATCAGTTATTAAATTTAGATAGTTTATTGTCTAGAGATTTTTCTGCTGATGCTGGTGACAGGTCAAAAGGTTCTATAACTTCTATTGGTGGAGTTCCGCTAGTAAAATCTAATACTGCGGTTCAATCATTTACTGACCAATCTGGTGCTTCAACTTCTGGACAAAATAACACGTACATTGGAAACTTTGCCAATGTTCAAGCTGTTATATTCCATAAATCAGCAGTGGGAACAGTAAAACTTAAAGACTTAGTTCTTGAAAGTACTTACGACCCAAGAAGAATTGGAACATTAATGACTGCTAGAATGGCTTGTGGGTCAAATTTCTTAAGACCTGAAAGTTCTGCGGTTATTCAATTAACTGCTTAATTAATTATTAAGTTAGTAATGGGGGAGATTAATTTCTCCCCCTACAAAATTTACTATGACAATCACAACTCGCACAACCGAATTAGAAGCTGTTAATACAATTCTTTCTACAGTTGGTGAAGCTCCATTAAATACTTTAAGTGGAAGTCTTCCTGTTGATGGAACAATGGCTAGAAATGTTTTAAATGAAATTAATAGAGAAGTTCAATCACAAGGTTGGCATTTTAATACTCATTACAAAGATACATTAACTAGAAATAATAGTAATCAAATACCTCTAGCTTCAAATGTTTTAAGAGTTGAATTAGACCCAAATAAATATTCAAAGTCATCTTATGATATAGTTCAAAGAAATAATTTTATTTATAATCTTGCAAAAAATACAAATATTTTTGATATAAATTTTGAAGATGTTACAATAGTTTATCTTTTACAATTTGATGATATTCCTGAACAGGCAAAAAGATACATAACTATAAGAAGTGCTAGAGTGTTTCACGATAGAACTTTGGGTGCAACTACACTTCATAAATATTCACAAGAAGATGAAGCAAGAAGTTTAATTGTACTTAAACAAGCTGAAGCATCAACTGGTGATTATACGATTTTTGATAATCAACTAGGTGCATACACAATAAGCAGAACTAACGTAGTTTATTAAAATGGCACTAGTTAGCAAAACTATTCCTAACTTGGTGCAAGGTGTATCACAGCAACCTGAAGTATTAAGATTATCTTCTCAATTTAGTACTCAATTAAATGGATTTTCTAGTGTTGTTGAAGGTTTGAAAAAAAGACCACCAACAAATCATATTAAGAAAATTTCAACTACAGCATTAACTAATGCGTATGTTCATACAATTAATAGAGATTTAACTGAACGATATATTGTTGTTATTAGTAATGGTTCTATAAGAGTTTTTGATACAAGTGGTACTGAAAAAACAGTTGTTTCACAAGCTGGAGCTACTGCTTATTTAACTTCAGCAAATCCAAAAATAGATATTTCTTGTACTTCTGTTGCTGATTTTACTTTTGTTTTAAATAAAACAATTACAGCAACAATGTCTGCAACGACAAGTCCTGCTAAAATACAACAAGCTGTTTACACTTGTACTCAAGCAATCAATGGAATTAAATACTCTATTACAATAGATGGAACAACTCATAATACTACACTTGCAAGTTCAGGAGTAGTAACTACAGAACAAGTTAGAGATAATTTAAGAAATTCAATAGGAAGTCCAGCAGGATTTACTTTTGCAAATATTGGTAATTCTTCTTTCTCAATTATTAAATCTGCTGGGACATTAAACGTATCTGCTTCAGATAGTTATGGAGATGAAGCATCACAAGTAATTAAAGATACAGTGACAAATTTTAGCGACCTACCACTTCCTGCAATAAATAATATGGTAGTTGAAGTGACAGGTGATGCTACAAATAAATTTGATAATTATTATGTAAAATTTATTGAAAGCTCTGGTGGTGATGGTGTTTGGGAAGAAACAGTTGCTCCTAATACTGTTATTGAAATAGATGAAACTAAAATGCCTCACGTTCTAATTAGAACTGCTGATGGAAATTTTAGATTTACCCAATGTGATGATAGCCAATATACTATTTCAGGAACTACTTATGATGTACCTGCTTATGGTAATCGTGTTGCAGGTGATACAACTTCTGCACCAAACCCAAGTTTTATTGGTAGAAAAATTAATGAAATATTTTTTCATAGAAATAGATTAGGTTTTTTATCTGATGAAAACATTGTTATGTCTAGAAGTGGAGAATTTTTTGATTTTTTCCCAGAGACAGTTACACAAGTTTTAGATACTGACCCAATAGATGTTGCATCAACTCATTCTAAAGTTTCTATATTAAGACACGCAATATCGTTTGATGAAGAACTTTTATTATTATCAGACCAAACACAATTTATATTAACAGGAGCAAACGTATTAACTCCTGCAAATGTTGCAATAAATGTAACTACAGAATTTGAAAACGATAGAAATATAAAACCTATCAATGCTGGTTCAAATGTTATCTTTGGATTTCCAAAAGGTAATTATGTTGGATTTAGAGAATATTTTATATCTTCAGATACAGATGTAAAACAAGCAGAAGATATAACTGCTAATGTTCCTAAATTTATACCTAAAAACGTATTTAAAATAACAACTGCTACTAATGAAAATATAGTTGTTGCAATTACTTCTGATGAAGTAAACGCAATGTATGTTTATCAATATTACGTATCAGGAAATAAAAGATTACAAAGTGCTTGGCATAAATGGACAATAGGAACTACTGCAAATACAAATATTTTAAATGCAGATTTTATTGAAAATACTTTATATTTAGTCATTCAAAGAGGCACAGACGTATTTATAGAAACAATAGATATATCTCCAAATTTAACAGATACAGGAGCTTCATATCTTACTCATCTAGATAGAAAAATTCAGGAAAATTCTACAGGTGTATCTAGAAGTTATAATGCAGGAACAGACCAAACTACTATTACAATTCCATACGCAATTAAAAATACCATGTCTGTTGTAGTAAGAAATGGTGCTTCAGGTGTTGCAGGTAGAGAAATAAATATTGTAAGTCAAACAACTAATGGAACAACTATTGTAGTTACTGGAAATGTTACAACTACAAATTTATTTATTGGAGAAGTTTATAATTTTACATTTACTTTTTCACAACAATTTATGCAAGACCAAGATACAGCAGGTGCAAAAATTTCAGTTAAAGAAGGAAGATTGCAAATTAGAAGTTGGTCAATTTCTTTTAATGATACAGCTTATTTTACAACATTAGTTCAACCTGTTGGAAGAAGTAATTCAACAACAACATTTACAGGAACAATTACTGGTACAGGATTATTAGGAGTAGTTAATTTAGAAGATGGTGATTACGAATTTTCTATTCAATCAGAAAATGATAAATTTACAGTTACAATAAGTAACGACAGTCATTTACCTTCTAACTTTATTAATGCTTCTTGGAATGGTTATTATGTCAGTCCATCAACAAGGATATAATCATTTAAGATTAAGTAATATTAAAGATATAGAATATTTAGCACCAAGATTAAGATTTGAAGATAAAAGAGAAATTGTAAGTGCATTAGGAATAACTCCATACGCAGGATTACATTTTAGTTATAAAAATTCTACTGCTTGTTTTACAATTGTAAATTCAAAAAATATTCCATTAGCAATATTTGGAGTTAATAAAAATAATTCTTCAATTTGGTTGATGGCTACAGAAGGTTTAAAAGAAGTTGAAAAACCTTTTTTAAAACAGTGTAGAGAACTAGTAAATTTTTTAGCAAACAAACATAAAATTCTTTGGAATTATGTTGATTGCAGAAATGAACTTCATATCAAATGGTTAAAATGGTGTGGGTTTAAATTTTTAAGAAAAGTAAATTATGGAGTATTAAATCAACCTTTTTATGAAATTATAAAAATATGTGCATAGAACCAACAACAGCATTGACGATTGCTTCAATAGCTTCAGCAGGTATTCAATACCAAAACACAGTAGCTCAACAAAAAGCACAACAACAAGCTCAACAAAGACAAAACGAATTAGCTCAGAGAAATGCAATAAATCGTTATGCTTCTGAAAGTTTAAAAATAAGACAAATTGCTGACCAAACAGCTCAAAAAGGATTTGAAGCAAGTAAAAAAACTAGGTCTGCACAAGCTCAATTTATAGCACAAGCTGGTGATGCTGGGGGTCTTGCAATGAGTGGTTCGACTGAAGCTCTAATGGCAGATTTTTATAGAGTTAAAGGTAATTATGATAATTCATTAACTAATAATTTAGGAATAAATGTATCTCAATATAGAAGAAATTTAGAAGCAATTCAATTTGGTCAAGAAAGTCAAAGCACTTATGTAACACCACCAAACCCTGAACTTGCTTTTGCAACAGGAGTTTTAAATGTTGCTAATACTTATTATGGATTAGAAGCTGAAAAAGCTAACAGAGGTCTTCAAACAAATAGACAAAAAAATAGAAATAGACAAGAAGTAGAAGGTTTACGTGGCTAAAAAATCATCAAGAACTCCTATAGGTTTAAATTTAACTCCTGAATTACCTGAAGTTGCTTCTAGAGATTTTAATTTATTTTATCCACCACAGAAAGAACCAGAGATTGCAGGTCTTAAAGAATTTACTTCTGCACTTGATAATTTTATTAACAGTGGTGGAACAAAAGCTGTTCTTGAAAGTGAAGCAGAAGATAAAAAAATTAATTCTGCACAAGCTCAACAAGATTACTTACAAAATAAATTAGCATTTAAAGAAGCTATAAAAGCTGGTCAAATAGATGTAACAGCTAATCCATATTATTTAGAAAAATATAAAGAGCTTACTTTAAATTCTTATGCTTCTGAATTTAGTTCACAATTAAACAAAGCATATCAAGACCAAAAATTAGTAGAGGATATAAGACCTAATTCTTTTGATAATTTTTATAAAAATGAATTAGGAAAATTTATAAAACAAAAAGAATTAGGAGCTTTTAATCCTCTTGATTTAGAAAAAGGATTTTTTAAAGAAACTTCTGCATTTAGAAATCAATTTGAAAATAATCATAGGTCAGCTCAATTAACAATATTTAAAGAAAAATTTAAAGACAGAGTAAAATCTCAAATTGGTGGAATTATAGAAAAATATAAAAATCTCGAGGATAATGTTTTTGCTGGGACTGATGCAGGTTACAATAAATATAACTTGATGGCAGATGAAATGAATAAATCAATAGCTGACATAATTGATTTGAATAATGATGGTAGAGAAACCATTGATATTGTTTTTGAAGGTATAAAAGACTGGGTAATGTCAACAAGTGATTTTGAATTAGCTAAAAAGATTGTAATTGAATTACCAGAAAAATTATTAGGTGGTACAAACAGTATTGAAAATATTGGTAGAATTAAGTTAGAAAAAGACAGATTATTTGATGTTTTAGTTGATAAATCTGCTGAAAGAACTAGTAAATATAATCAATTAACTAAAGGTCGTAGAGAACAAGAACAATTAAATACATATAATTTTTTAACTCAAAAAGTTAGAGAAAATCCTGATTTTGATGTAACCGCTTGGTTAAATGACCCTAAAAGAACAGGTTCAGAAAAACAAGGAGCTTCTGATTTTTTAAAAGATTTACAGTTTGATAGAGGTAACACTGACAATCCTGCTGTTTTAAGAGAAATTGATATGAAAATATATGAAGGTGACATAGGTGTTTATAAATATATCCTAGACCAATTTAATCAAGGCAATATAAAAAACGATACTAAAAATAAATATTTAAGTGAGTACGTTTCTGATGCTCAATCAGGTAAATATGATGAAGCATTACAAAATGATTATATAAGAAAATCTTTAACAAGAATTGATAAAATAATTTCTACTGAAAAAGGCGGAGATAGTTCTCTTGAAGCATTGGAATTTAGAACTATTATGACTAGAAAATTAAGAGCTTGGTATAAAGATAATGCAAAAAATTATAAAACACAATCTGCTTTAGATGATGCCTTAGAAGCATACTACAATAAAACTAGAGATGATTTAAAGAAAACAGGTGAGTTTGGAAGTTTATTTGGAAAACTTGAAAAAACTTTCACTAGAGGTCTTGGTAAAAACATTGTTGAAAATTTTGATATAAGATTAAAAGAAAAAGAAGAAGAAGAAAGAATACAAAAAGAATTAGAAATAGAAAGAAATAAAGGCAAAAGAGATGATGAAATTCAAAAACTTTATGATTTAAAACAAAAAGAAAAAAAGAAATATAAAAGTCCTGCTGAAGCTAAAAAAGCTGAAGAAATTAAAAATGAAAAAGAAGCATTAGAAGTAATGAAAAATCCTATTACAGGTTTGGTAAGAAAAGCATTTGACCCAAATTTTAATAAAGAAAATAAATAATATATGGTACAAAGATATGAACTACCTAATGGTAAATACATTGAGGTAGAAGAAGATTTTATTGGGTCACAAGAAGAAAAAGAATTATTAGAACAATTTAATCAAAGACAACCAACCCAATCAGCTCAACCAATAAAACAAAATAATGTTGTACCTGAAGGTAAAGAAAATAATTGGTTGTATGATACTGTTGTAGTTGCCCCTTACGAAGGTGCTAGAAAGTTTATAAATTCAACAGGAAGATTAGTTGAGGATTTAGGTGACACTTTAGGAGAAGCCACAGGTATTTATGGTGTAGCTTTAGGAGAAAAAGCAAATAATGGTTTAATTGAGCTTGTTTCTTATGATGAAGCTAGAGCTAAAGGTATTAAAGACCCAATATTTGGTGAAGCAGGTAAAAAAGATTTTAATGCAATAAGAGGTTTTTTCTACAACCCATCAAAGCCAGAAAATGACAACAATACTACTAGTATGATTGGTAGTTTTGTTGAAGCAGGTACTCAATTTTTATTGGGCTATGCTACAGGTGGAAAAATATTAAAACAATTAGGAGCAGTAGCTCCAGTAACTACAGCTCAAAAAATAGCACAAACAACAACTCAAGGATTTATTGCAGATGTTGTAGCTTTTGATGAAAATTCAGGAAGATTTGCTGATGTTGTTACAGAATTTGCACCAGAATTTGGAAATACTTATTTAAAATATCTTCAAACCAATAAAGATGACACTTGGTATGAAGGAAGATTAAAAAATGGATTAGAAGGCATTGGACTTGGTTTAATGGCAGAGGTTCTTTTTAAATTAGCCAAAGTTTCTAAAAATAGAATTATCGAAGGATATAATAAAGATAATTTAAAAGCTGACGAAGTTATTATTAGTAAAGCACAAGAAGCAATAATTGGTGTAAAAAGTCAATTAGACGAAGCTAAAACAATCGGTGAGAAAATGAAGATTGTTAATGATGCTTTAGAAAATGTAGATGGTTTAAATCCTAAACCTAAAAAAATATCAAGAGAAGAAAAAGTAATATTACTTAATAAAATTGCACAAGAAGATTTACTAGTAAATTACGACAAATGGAAAGCAGGAGAAATATCTGCTGAAGAAGCATTTAGTATTCCTAGAGCTTGGATTAATCTTGATACGTTTGATAAAAAATTAACAACACAAGAATTAATTAATACAACTACTTCAATTATAGAAGCAGTTAAAAAAAGTTATAATACAGTACAAAAGAAATTTTCTGATGAAGTTATAAAAAGAAAAGCTATACTTGAGTATGGTGGAGATATAAATAAAGTTTATAAAGATTTTGCTGATTTAACAAAAACATTTGAAGAAAAAGAAATTGCACCTTTAATATATCAACACGAGATAACATTAAATTCTTTAGTAAATATGTTAGCTCCAATGGTGCGTGAAAGTAAATTAGGATTACGACCTGCAAAAGAAATAGACCAATTAATAGATTTAATTGGTGCTATGCAAAATAATCGTAGAATTATTGCAAGTGAATTTGGTGGTGGATTAAAAACTTTTGGTCAAACAAAAGAAGAATTTATCAAATCAAACATTCTTCAAGAAAATTTAAGAAAAGCTGTTGCGGAATTTGAAAATTTTAGTGCTAAAGACCCTAAAGCTAAAGAAAAACTTTTAGATAAATTAGCTACACTAGATAAACCTGATGTAACTAGAAGAATAATAAATTTTGTATTTAGTAATAAAATTTGGGATATAGCAAACGAAGTTTGGATTAATGCTTTATTATCTAACCCAAAAACTTTAGGAATAAATGCTGTTTCAAATGCAATAACAGCTATTGCTAGACCTATTGAAGATGTAATGGGTTCTAAAATATCTGCTTGGTTAGATGGAGATACTTTAGCTAAAAAAGCAGTTTATGAAGGACAAATTAAAGAAGCAAAAGTTACTTTTGCAGGATTATTTAGTTATTTAAGAGATGCAACTAAATATGCTGGTGTTGCTTTAAAAAACGGTGAACTAGTATTAGATGCAGGAACAAAAGTTGATACTGCAACTTCTAAATCTACTGGCACAGGATTAACTGGACAAATAATTAGAACACCTACTAGAATTTTAAATGCAACAGATGAATTTTTTAAACAAATTAATTATAGAGGAAAATTAGAAGCACTTGCATTACAAGCTGGTGAAGCCAGAGGATATAAAGGAAAAGATTTAGATAATTTTATTAAAGAATATATTAGACAAGGTTTTGATGAACAAGGTTTAAGAGCAACAAATCTTGAAGCATTAAAATATGCACAAGAAAATACTTTTACTAATGAACTAACTGGATTTGGTAAAAAGTTTCAAGATGCAATAAATACTTATCCAGTATTAAAACAATTTTTTCCATTCGTAAGAACACCTTTTCAAATAGCAAAAGCTATTGCAGATAGAACAGTTGGGGGTCTTACTTATAATCTTGACCATTTATTACTTAGGTCAGGTGACCCTAGAATGATTGCTAAAGTTTGGGGTCAAACTGCAATGGGTGGAATATTATTAGCTTCTGCTACAGCACTATATCAACTTGGAATGATTAGTGGTTCAACAAATTACAAAGGTGATGGTAAATCATTAAATAAATATAGTGATGCAGAATTGATAAGACTTAAAAAATCAGAAACTAATTTTAAACCTTATTCATTAAAAATTGGAGATACTCAAATTCAATTTGGAAGATTAGACCCTTACGGTGCTTTCTTTGGAATAGTTGCAGATTTTATGAATATTAGAGACAGACTAACTCAAGAACAAATTGAAAGAGTTGGTGCTGATATGAATTTATTTTTAGCAGGACAAATGGACACTAATCCAATTTCTTTTGCTGATAAAGCATTAATAAATGCAACAGCAGGTATTAATTCTTTACAAACAAACATTTTAAATAAAACTTATTTTCAAGCAATACAAGAGATTATAGATGCATTATTTGACCAAGATGCTGAGACTGCAAGTAAATATTTTACAAATAAAGCAGGAAGTTTTGTTCCAAATATTATCGCTAAAATTAATAACGACCCATATTTAAGAGATGCACAAGGTATTATTGATGAAGTTATTGGTAAAAGATTAGGTATAGGTACACCACCATCACCAAAATATAATTTTTTAGGTGAACCTCATAAAGCTAGTGATGAAGATACAATACAAAGATTTTTCAATAACTTTCTAAATCCAGTTTCAATAGGTAATAAAACTAATGACCCAGTAGTAATGGAGATTTTAAGATTAGGAAAAGCTCCAACAACTTTAAAGAAATTTCAAGATGGTGTTGATTATACTGAATATAAATTTGGTAAAAACACAGCTTACGACAGAATTAATCAATTATTAAATACTACAAAAATTGAAGGTCTAACTATTAAAGAAAAATTAGCACAAGTCATACAATCAGAAGATTATCAAAATTTAACTGACCCAATTAAATTAGCTCAAGGTATTGCTGATGATGGAACTAAATATAAAAGAATAAATTATATTTATGAAATTTATAAAACTAAAGCTGAAACATTATTTGAACAAGAAAAAAGTAACTACAAAAATATAAATAATCCTGACAGAAATCTTTTTAACGATGTTCAAAAACAAAAAAGAAATAAACAAGTAATAGGTGGAAGTAGAGACATTGATAGACTTCAACCATTAATTAATTTTTACCAACAATAACTAATGCCATTATATTCGCAAGTTACCTATACAGGTAATGGAAGTACTACTTCTTATGCAATTCCATTTTCTTATATTGATAGTACTCATATTAAAGCATTTTTAAATGGAACTATAACAAATGCTTTTACTGTTAATGTTGCAACATTAACTTTTACTACTGCACCAGCTAATGGAGTTACAATTAGAATTGAAAGACAAACTCCTGTTGATGTAAAATTAGTTGATTTTAGTGATGGTTCTGTTTTAACTGAAGCAGACTTAGATAGAGCTACAAATCAAAACTTTTTTATTTCACAAGAAATTACTGACGACCAAGCAAATAATTTATCTTTAGACACAGACGACAAGTACAATGCAAACTCAAAAATAATTAAAAATGTACTTAACCCAGTTAATGCCCAAGACGCAGTAACTAAAAATTATTTAGAAAACACTTGGCTAACAACTGCTGACAAGGCATCAATTATAAATTTAAACTCAAACATAGCTAGTGTTAATGCAGTCAATTCAGCTTTAGCTAATGTTAATACTGTAGCTTCAGATTTAAATGAAGCAGTATCAGAAATAAATACAGTTGCAGTAGATATTGCAAATGTAAATAGTGTTGGAACAAATATTGCTGACGTAAATACACTAGCATCAATATCAAATAACATTTCTACAGTTGCAGGAAACAATGCCAATGTAACAATTGTTGCAGGAGCCAATAATAACATTACAGCAATTGCAAGTCAGATTTCTCCTACAAATAATATTTCTACAGTTGCAGGTGCAGTTGGTAATATTTCTACAGTTGCTTCAGCTAATACAAATATTGGTTTAGTTGCAGGTCAAATATCTCCAACTAATAATATAGCTACTGTTGCTGGTAATATTGGAAATATAAATACTTTAGCACCGATAAGTAATTCTATTTCTACAGTTGCAGGTATTTCAGGAAATATAAGCACCGTAGCTAACATAAGTAATTCTATTACAACCGTTGCATCTAATGTAAATAACATAACTACAATAGCTAACGATATTCAAAAAGTTATTACAACAGCGAATGACCTTAATGAAGCAGTATCTGAAATTGATACAGTAGCGAATGCGATTGCTAATGTAGATTTGGTTGGAAACAATATTGGAAATGTTAATTTAGTTGGTGGCTCTATTGCGAATGTTGTTACAGTTGGCAGTAATATTGGAACAATCAATAATTTTGGCGAAAGATACAGAGTAAGTGCTTCAGCTCCTGTTTCAAGTTTAGATTTAGGAGATTTATATTTTGACACAACTGCAAACA